TCTCTTTGCCATGTTTTCACGCTGTTCGTCCGATAGTTTCTTTGGGGCGCGGACTTTAATCCACTTCTTTGGGAAAGTATATTCCCTCATTCCTTCACCACTTCTAAGTAAAGTAATTTCTTTGTGTTTTTCGGCAAGTGCATCTAAGCGGCGGATCAGGGCACGGTCCATCGTGTAGCATGAGGCAAGAGGCTCTTCCTGATTGTAGTTGTAGATAGTTTCCATTTCATATTTTGTTAAGTCCAATGTTCGTTCCTCCATTCGAGAAAGGACATCTTCTTGAAAATCATAGTCGCCACAATGTATCTGATAGTCCCTGAGTTAGTCAGGAAGTAAAGTTTTGATAGTGTAGGAGAGATGTCTTTGAAGTAAGGCTCCCATGTAGGATTACTATATTTCATTTTACTTATATATCCCCTTTATATCATAATATAAAACCAGCAGCTTGTCAAGCCTCAAATGCTTTCTTTGTTATTTCTAAGATCTGTTCTGCCGTATATTTATTTGTTCCGTTATCTGGCTCGATCCCATCC